AGACGTTGGGCTGCTGGTGAGACTTGGGGACAAAGAGAATCTAAGGCTCAAGAGTTTATGAAAGCATACCAAGAGAATCTTGAACGACTTAGAGAGGCTGAGAGATATGGATTTAGGGAATAAAAGACCAGACCTAACTACAATGAATAGATTCCCTGACTTAGAGAAACCTGAAAGAGGTAGAATAAATCAGTTATTTAGACTCTTTATCCTTACCACTAGAGGAGATATACTCACCAGAGGAGCTACTTATCTTAAACGACTAGCTCTTGGAACTAGTGGTAAGGTATTACACTCTGATGGTACAGATGTAGAGTGGGCTACATTACTAGCAAGTGAAGTAGAAGTAGAGGAGTTAAGTGGTGCTACCTATGATGATGTTCAAAACTTCATCAACTTCTTTGGAGACAGGACTATTCTTGATGGGGGTACTATTACTGCTCATGGTGATGCTGACGGTAAAGTCGTTATTGCTGCTTGTAAAGCTTGGTGTAAAGTAACTGATTCAGGAACAGCAATCGGTAAGTTCTTTGACTTTGCTGGTAAGGCTAGTCAAACCTTAACAGACCTTCAGGCTAATTTCGTTTACCTTCATTATAATGCAGGAACACCACAAGTTGTAGTAGCCACAACATTACTTACATATGGACAGAAACTTGACCATATTCTGTTAGGGGTAGTATTTAGAAATGGTACTGCTACACATATACACAATACAGACCCCATTGGAATAAGTGGTGTTGGTAGGAGTAATCTTCATTGGCTTGAACATTTCTTAGTTCACCGTGTAGCTGGTGCTGTAACATCTTCAACAGGTACTAGGCAGTTAGTTGTAACTACAGGTGTTGTATATGCAGGACTGAGTAGAATTGATACTAATGCCTTTAACACAAGCACTGGTGATACATTCTCATATTGGTATTATGATGGTGATGCTGGCCCTGCTGTGTGGGTAGAAGTAACAGGACAGACAGCTATTAGTAATACTCAATATAATAATACGGCTACTGGATTAGTTAATCTCTCTGCTGCTGCTAAACGTGGTGTGCATTGGGTATATTTGGATAATGATGGTGTTCATCTGCATGTGGTCTATGGACAAAAAGATTATAGTACCGCAGAAGCAGAGTTAGCTACTCCTCCTACTACAGTACCAGCATTGGTGTCCAATTATTGTGTACTCATAGCTAAGATTATTGTTCAGAAAGATCAGAGTACACTATTCATCTCATATCCTTGGACAGAAGCATTCCAGACTAGTCTTGCTACGGATCATGGTAGTCTTGCAGGACTTCTTGATGATGACCATACACAGTATGTCAAAGAATCTGAGTTTACAGCAGCAGAGGATATATTGGTAGGTACAGGTTCAGGAACTTTAGTAAAGGCGACTCCTGCTGAAGTGTTAGCAATCCTCAGTAGTGAGGCAGGAGCAACATTTAATTTTAATGCCCAGAATGTAGGCAACATAGGACATATAGGGTTGGGCAATAATGCTGCTGAGACAACTTATGGCATTATATACTATGAAGATACTCCTGCACTAACAAATAACGCTTACTGGTATGGTCATTGGTCAGGTCTTGATGGACATAAGACATCAGCACCATATACTGGAGTATTTCTTGGTGCTCACTTTGAAGCTGGTATAACTGATGCTAATACACAACCTTGGTCAAGTACCATAGGCTTAGTAGGGGTTCGGGGATATGTACGCCTAGATTCAGGTGTAGCATCTTCTTCACTTATTGCAGGTGCAGCTAGTTTTTATGCTCAAGCATATGTAGGTGGTGCAGTTGATGATATGGTACTAACTAACCTATATGGTCTTTACATACCTGCCACGATATTAATTGGTAATAGTAAGTTAACTAATCGTTATGGTATATACATTGAGAATCAGGCGGGTGGAGCTACCTTAAACTATGCTATATTCACTAATGCAGGATTAGTTCATTTTGGTGATAACGTAGATATAGCAACAGGAAAGACATTCAGCCTAGATGGTCTGTTGACTACTGCTGAATCAGAGCTTACATTAGACACAGACGGTGCTATCACAGTCACCCAAATGAGACATAAGGTAGATACATTTGAAGGTGCTGCTTCAGATGATTTGGTAACTATCAATGGTGGTGGAACTGTTAATCTTATTATCCTTCGTGCTGAAGCTGATGCTAGAACAATAGTTGTAAAGCATGGTTCAGATAATATATGGTTACAAGGTAAGGCTGATATAAGCCTTGATGATCTTGAAGATGGTATCATGTTGGCTTGGGACAGTACCAATTCTAAGTGGTTTGATATAGCAGCAGGTGGTGGAGGATTATCTAGTCCTCTAAGTGCAGATTTAGACTTTGCTGAATATAAAGCTATTGCATTAGTGTGTGATAATGGAGCAACTATTCCTGCTGCACCAACAAAGGGACAATGGTTCTTACATACTCCAACAGGTCGTAATGTGTTGATGATGTATGATGGGAGTAATTGGGTCAATATTATATCCATTGGTGCAATGACAGTTTATGTAGATGCTACTGATGGTTCTGACGCTATGGATAAAGGTACTGGCGTAGATTCAGATGCTTTTGCTACAATGCAGTATGCTGTTGACCAAATACCAGGACTTGTGGGTGGGAATGTAATTGTCTACATAAATGCTGAGACTTATAGTGAGACTATAACTATACTTGGTAAACAGGTCATAAATGACTATACAATTAAACTCCAAGGGACATTAACAACAGATGAAGCTGCACAATCCCCTAGTGCTGTAACAACAACAACACTGACTGATGCTGGTCAGTTTACAGGTGACTCCTACACAGGATTCTTGTGTAGGTTTACTAAGGCAGCAGAAGATGATGTAAATATTATTATCAAATCCCATACTAATGATATATTAACCTTTGCAGGACAGATACCATCTACGGTAGATACTACATGGGATTATGCAGTATATCATTGGGGAACAATATTACAAGGAGTTAATGCTACCTTAAAGAGTAATGTTGTTGTCTATGCTAGAAACATAGAACTCTATCAGCTTGACCTCACTAGCCAGAATACTTCTTGTTTTGATTTGTATGTTGAGGAAGGTGCATTAGTATCATCCCTTGACAGTTGCACCTTTAGGAATACTTATTATGGCTTACTTTGTTATGGAACAGTATTTATCTATGGATGTCATATGCAGAAACAAGATACAAAGTATTGTGTTTATATCTCAAATGGTAATGGTTATGTTGAAATAAATAGAAGCTGGTTCAGAGGACAAGGAGATAAATCGGGTAGTGTAGCAATGATTCAGGCAGCCCAAAATGGTTATGTATTCCCTAAAACATCATTGATTAGTATGGGGAACTATGGTGTTTTTGCTACACAGGGAGCTATTGTAGCTTTTGCATCTGGGGCAGCTAGTTTATGCTATGTTGAAAACTGCACCACAGGTATCTATGTTACCCTAAATGCTGTTAGTAACAAAGCTACAAACCAGAACTTTGCTAACAACACAGCAGATACAGCTTCAGCTACAGGAGGACAAGTAACATAAATGATTATTATATATAAGTTAAATAGTACTAACATAGATGAATGTATAGTACATCTGATTATACCTGACAAGTATGCTCTTATACAGGTAGACAATGAGTTATATATTGATGTATCATTTCCACCTGTGATAAACATTGCTTCTAATGTAGGTTGGTTTGCTTGTCCTGAACAACATATACCATCACTTAGATATGATGAAGATGAATTTCTACTTCCTCAAACAGTAGGGGAATTAAATTTACACTATGACTGGCCTGAAGGATTTACACCCTTGCCAGGAACAGGCATACCAGAGAAAATAGAACATATTGAGAACTTCTTAACAAAGATGTTTCCAACAAGGGGGATATAATGACAGCAAAACTTAGAACAACTATGAGGGCAGACATACTCACTGATCTTAGTGGTGTGGCTGATACTGAGTGGACTGATACAGAACTCAACAGAGCTATTGAGAAGGCTACGGCTGACTTGTCAAGATTCTTACCCAGACAGATGTTATGGGAGAAGACTCTGGACTTGGATGAAGTCACTGATGAGCAGGTAACGCTTACTGCTCACGGTACTTATAAGGAGTTTGCCAATAAGCCTATTAAGTTTGGTTCGGAGAGAATATGTGATGATGCTAGTGAGACTACCAGATATACTAGAGACACTGACTATACCATAGACTATATCAATGGTGAGATTACATCTATCTCTGGTGGTAGTATTGGAGCTACTGCTACCATCTATTGTAACTACACAATAAGTAAGATTATGGTATACATTGGTCATGCTACTACTGGTATTATGGATGCCCTAATCAGGATAGACAGAGTAGAGTATCCTGTAGGTGATGTTCCCCAGTCTTATCCGTCTTGGGGAATATGGGGAGATTACTTAATCATAGAAGGTTTGGGTGATAGTTCTCAACAACCATTGTCAGATAGCAAACATCTTGTGGTTTATTATCATGGAGTACATACACCACCTACAGACAGTGTAGCAGGTACATATCCTATATTCCTAGAGAATACTGTTATCTTAGCTGCTAGTGCTTATGCTCTATTCCATAAGGCTGTTGAAGCTGAACATCAAGCTGTTGATAACATGAACCATGTTGTAACAGCAGCACTCAAGATGGCTACATATCTAGATAACAATTCTGAAGAAGATGCTGTTGGTATCTTAAAGGACATTACTGATAATACATCTGAATTGAGACAAGCTATTGGAGCAGCATTAGTATGTCAAGATAACTACCTTGATGAAGTAGACTCTACAGACCTACAAGGGGCAGAAGCAGTATGGGCTGATGAAGAGAAGCACATTAGAGGAGGTATTACTGCTGGTTCAGATACAACAGGAACAGCATTTAAGCTGACTGACAATACTAAAACATTCACTACTGCTGATGTTGGTAAGATTATCCATAACTTGACAGATGATACTTGGACTTATGCGGTAGCTCTTGATAGCACTACAGTCTTGAGCATTGCTGAAGACATCATGGATAATACTGAACTGTATGCTATGTACCATGCTAACATGCAAGCTTATATAGCAGATGCATCCTACTATGTCAACAGGATTACTACAGGTCAGAATGTTCCTGAGAGATTTACGGCATTAGCTCAAATAGCAACTCTTCAACAGACAGCATGGAGACAAAAGAGACAGGATTGGATAGCTCAGGCTACAGCTAGAACATCTGCTGCTATAGGCTACATACAGGGAGCTAATGCCAGGTTAGCTAATCTAAGGACATACATTGAGGAAGCTGGCATGTGGACTAACATAGCTAGAGGCTTCTCTGACCAAGCAGGACAATTCCTTAGTGTTGTTCAGGCATACCTGTTACTAGCTCAACAATACAGAACAGAGGCTATTGAAAGAAGAAGTGAGGCATGGGCTATATGGCGTGATCCCAAACAATACACAGGAGACTTTACTTACACTGCCCTTCGTCAACCTGGGAATTATAAATAATGGGGTTTAAATGTCTAAGTGTGAGAAGTGTCTATACTACAGAAGGCTTCAGTTGATTAAGAAGTACCTGCCTTATATAATCCTTGAAGCCCTTACAACTGCTATGAACAGTGGTATAATAGAAGACACAGTGAATGATGCCTTAAAGAAACTTCTGGATGAAGACAATGATTGCTGTGATTGAGTTCAACAGTCAGGGAGCTAGAGAGATAGCTAAGAACTTGACAGAAGCCAGGTTGGTAAATCCCTATGAGGAGATTGACTTGGCTTCTTTTAATGGTATCATATTGTCTGGATCAAGTAATCTTAATGTCTCTTATAATCCAGCAGACTACTCTAAATCACTAATCACTGAGCTTACCATAGCTAGAGTTCCCATCTTAGGAATATGTTTTGGTATGCAGTTCTTAGCTGACTTCTATGGGGGAAGGATTAACTGTAGAGATGAACATGGCTGGACTGTGACATCCCTGGACACCAAATCATCCCTCCTATCAGGCTACAACAGAAGAGAACTCACCTACATGAGCCACATCTACAGCCTGATAAGTCTACCAAATGATTTCAAGATTATTGCCACAACAGAATGGAATGCCATAGCAGGATTCAGTCACAGAGTCTTACCTGTCTATGGTGTGATGTGGCATCCTGAGAAGATGCATAAGAGAGGGAGTATACTGTTTAGGAACTTTGAGAAGATATGTCGGGTTGAACATCATCTTCCATAATAAAATGAAGTCTTAGTATTCCTTGAGCACCACAAACTTTACAGACAACAACATCCTCATAACCTATATCTGTACCAATTCTGAGAAGATGTATGTGCTCACAATCCTTGAGTAGTTCAGCTTTCTCTTCTTCCCACATACTACATTGTTCTCCAGCTTCATCAGCTACACAATAGGTTCCAGTGAACTTACACCTACTGAGACATTCATCACCAAACCTACATAAGGTATATTCTGAGCAGTCTCTATAGGTTAGGTCAGTCTTTGAATCAACCATAATATCTTTACAAGTATGTAATGTATTATCTTGATTATAAACCTTGTACTCTGTAGCAATAGTTACAGTCAAACGGCCACATTTACAGAAAGTTGTTATCCTAATCGGGTAATCAGCCATAAGAACAAACCTCCTATTGGTATTCCCGCAATAGCTCCTTGAATATCTATCCAAGCATTCTCATTCTGTGTTACCTCATACACTATGAACATAGCAATGAAGCATAGTGCTAATGCCCAACCATCCTTGTGACAACATAGAAGTAATGCTGCAATAATCCCTATGGGAAGGTGAAGGAAGAAGCTTGACCAATCTATAACCATCATTCCCCCTCTCTAAGATAGAAGTGCTCCAGCATGTCAGCATAAACCTTTTCTAGTATCCCTCTCAGCACCTCTTCGTCCTTGGGTTGTAAGTCATCTATTGTTGCATCAAAGGTACTCATACAAGCAACGACTTCAGCATCTAGCTTCTGGTTCTCTCGCTCAAGTTCTGCTATGTGCTTGGTTCTCTCTTCACTGAGTGCTTGGAACCAGTCGGCAACTCGCTGTAATGTTTCAATTTCCTCTTTGAGTTGTATATTCCACTCATGGTCATCAGCCCACCACTTCTTAAACCTCTCTGCGTCCTTCAAAGCATTAGCACATAAAGTCTCCATTCCCCACAGCCTGTCGAACTCTTCAAGGATTCGCCCTGCATCTGGGTCTGTTCCTATATCAAATACATCCAGAAGTATGTTGACCAGCTCTTCTCTGTCCATCATTCCTCCTTTATTCTATCCCTAATGCAGCACATACAATTAGAGCTATAACTGCACACATACCTATAAATATAGCAAAGGCACATATTCTGTCCATCCAAATAATCCATCTATTTATCATTCCCATCTTAATGTTTTCTTTACCTCAAAAGGTAAGTGTACTGGAGCTAGGTGCTCTAGTTCTTCAATAGGAAACTCTACATCTCCATCACAGGTGATACTATCATGTACTGTGACTGCTAAGGGTAGACCATGTTTCTTACAAATCAGTAGTGCTCTCTTGATAACCTCTCCATCACTACCAAGGATAGGATAGTTCACTGACTTGTTCTTCATACCATCTTCATACTCATCAGGTATCTTGATACGTCTACCAAACAGTGTAGGTAATGACCATCCTTCTTCTAGTCCTACTCTCTGTGCATGTTTAATCCATTCAGCAGCATCCCTAAAGGTATTGAACCATTGGTCTAAATAAGCTTGGTTCCTCTTACGGTCTCTTATCTTTGTATATTGTTGAATGGTTTGAGCAGTTCCCCCATAGACAATAGAATAGTTGATGTTCTTAGCCAGTGACTTTGGGACATTCATTTGAGTCATTGTATACCGATGAAGGTCTCCACCAAAATCACCTTCCTCGTAAACCCTTCTCATGTTCCTATCACCAGACATGTGCATAAGGATACGGAGATGTTCTTGGCTATAATCTCCAGTAGTGAATGTACCAGAGTCAGGAACAAAGATATGTCTAGTCTCAGGTGGTATGTTCTGTATGTTCCTATTAGAACTATTGAGTCTACCTACAGATGTCTCCATACCCAGTTCAAAGTACATCCTATCTTGTCCTTTAAGGGGTCTAATGTATGTAGTCAGTAGTTTGTTATTCTCTCTAAACTTCAGGACTACTACAGCCCAAGGATCATCTAAGAACTCTAGTGCATCTTTGTCTACCCTTAACTGTTTCCTACTCTTAGTTAGGGGTAAGAAGTTCTTACGATAGGCTAGGAACATACCTATCTGTTGATTACTAGTAGGCTTAACATTGATAGACTCTAACATATCACCATACAAGTCTACCTCTGCTTGTATCTCTGTCTCTAGCTTGGCTAAGTCATCCTTATGAATCTTTAGTCCTCTAGCTGACATGTCTAGTAAGATAGGTATGACATCTAGCTCTACCTGATAATACTCCTTGTCTACCTGTGGATAGTACTCATGGTATAGAGCTAGTGTGGCTTTAGTGTCATCACAGCAATGTTTAGCTACATCTATATCAGGTAGGTCAGCCATAGTCTGTCCTCTACCCAGCATCTCACTAGCTGGTGTAGTGTGCATGTTTATATCTTTAGCAAGTATAGCTAACTTAGTTTCAGTATGCCCTAATAATCTAGCCATGATGTTAGTGTCACTGATATTAGTCCTGTCTATCTCAGGCATTACAGTTAAGTCAAACAGAGCATTATGAAATACCTTCTTGACCTTCTTATCTTTAAGTAATGGCATAACTTGTTCTACCTCAGGGTCACTAGGATGGAAGTAGAAAGCATCATGAGGAGTAGTAGCTATAGAGAAGCCTAAGAGTGTCCTGTCCTCTAGGGATATAGTCTCAACATCCACAGCTACTATGCCTCTAGGATTGAGGATGTGGTCTAAGAATAACTCAGGTGTGAGTGTGTTCTTACCAAAGTATATAACAGACATCTAACTATCATCCCAACATCTACAACCGCTATAGTTATCCCAACACTCATGACAGATGCCTTCTACCACTTCTAGGGCATTAGCTATGTCCCTCGGCTCAAGCACCATACGCAACCACTTTATAAAGAGTAGTTCTGGTTCATGGTAGGAATGCTCCCTTTGCCAAGTGGCTATCCTTTCCTCTGCATTACTCATTATAATACTTCCAATATTCTAGGCCATAAGTCATAAGTATACATGACTACTGCAAAGATACAACCAAAGATAAAGCCTGAGAACCAGTTAATCACCGAGTCTTTCCCTAACCTTCCATGCGATTATAGCATTCTTGAGGAGTTTGTCAAGGTTTGTTCCGTTTATAAGCACAGTAGGGTGAGAAGCTTTTGGGTCTCCGATTTCTACAACCCATCTTCCTTTATCCGCATATTTGAATACTTGTATAGTAGCAGTTCTAGGTCTCATTAGTACACATCTCCTTCTAGATATTGAATTGCTTTGGGGGTAAATTATAGATCAAACACTTCGCCATTTTGAATCCGTTTCATATTCTCATAAGGTTCACCAATACGCCTCATGTATTCCATCTTGATACACTCTAGCAGACCAATGACACGTTCAATGTTGAAGTATGACGTTGGTTCATTGAAGAAAGCTAAGAGTATTCTTGTGAAGACATAGTTGATAGCTCCATCAGGAACAATACTTCCAACATCAAACCTCTTGAGTCCGTCAATGAGTTTGTCTACCTCAGGGTCAATTAGGTCACGGTATCGTTGTTCAATGTATGGCATCACTCCTCCTATAATGGTAAGTCTTCCTTCTTCTCAAAGATTTGAACAAGAGGATGTCTCCTAAACAAGAAGTCATCCCTTGGTTTACCAACAATGTAAACTGGTATTCCTGCACCAATAGCTATTCCAGCTTCTACATACCTGTTAGGTGAAGCAGCAAGATATTTATTTTCTTTGGTCAAATAAAGGATTACTATATCAGAATTTTTAATTCCAGCAATGTCATCCATAGCTTGATTACGGAGTTCTACTTCATCTTTAGTGTCATCTTGTATTGTCCAGTCATGGACTATCTCATGACCTAAGGACTTAATATGATAGATAAACTCTCTGGCAGCTTCTTTCTCTTCCCATTTACTAGCTACATATATCTTCATGATATTATTTCTATCCTCCAAGGTCTACATATGTGCAGTTCAAAGATTGTTTTTCTATCTAGACTTATAGTCCACCAGATATAAACAAGTCTACAAGAGAAGTAAAAGCTCCAACTTTGGTAATTTCTGGTAAAACTAATCATGCTTTTTCCAGCAATATTCTAGCTAACTTAGCATATACATGAACATCCTCTAGCCTCTTGTCCATGCCTTCTACTTCACCTTCATAACCTTGACTTAGCTGCCATAGTGTAGAGTCTAGTTGTTTGAACATGTAGATAAGAGCTATCACAGCAGGAGTGAGTTTTAGTCCTGGGTAGTTAGACAGGATATTGGCTACCCTGGTGAAGTTACCAAGAGGATTACCACCATGAGCGTAGTCATAGTTCTTCTTGGAATGAAGAGCCATTTCTTCTATACATAACTCAATAAACCTCTCATGACCATAGGGAAATTGTTTCTTGAGATGGTCACGTAAAGAAAATTCATCTGTGTCACCTATAATTCTCCTCTTAGTTATATCTGCTGGAGTTTCCTCTTCTTCTTCATCAAGGATACTTCTCCAATCTTCTCCAGAGGCATGTTTTATCGGCTGTCTGTAGTTTTCTGGACTATCAGCCATGAAAGCTTCACATACAGGACATACATCATCTATATAAGTTTCGTCTAAATAATGACCATATTGACACCTAATTGTTGGCATATCTTCCTCCAAGTGAATCAATCAATCTCTTAGCCAGTACTCTACCAATACCATCCACTTGATACAAGTCCTTAGCCTTGAGTCCAGCTATCTCTTTCAATGATGTGTACCCTGCATCCTTAATAGACTGAGCCTTAGTCTCACCTATCCTTAACCCTAGAGCAGCACTGAGATGGACTAGAGACTTCACTAATGGGTCATGGCTCTTGAGTAGTACCTTAGGCTTAATGACCCTCTGTAGTGTATTGTGCTCTGTCTTCTGAGCATTCTGATAATGTGCCACAAGAAGTCTAGCAGTCTGGACATGGTTCATAGTAAAGAATGTAGTAATCCCTGCTCTGTCTAAGGCATATATCCATGACTGATACTTGTTATAGCTTACCCTATATACTCTCTCACCATAAATGAATCCATTAGCTGAGACATGATAAGCGTACATGACATCAGAAGATACAGCATGAAACTTAATAGACACTTCTTTCTTCTTCTTGAGAGGTATCCTGATAGGTGTAACAATACCCTCAACAATCTGGAAGTTCCTGTCAGCATTATCATAGTACTCTCTAAGCTGTCTCTCTGCTTCATCCATGTTAGCCAGTAGTTCACCAGCTTGTTTACGGCTATACTGTTCAGACTGTCCTTCTATGTCCCAGAAGAAGTAATCACTTAGGGTTTGTTGGTTCAGTGGTTCCAGACTGACTTCCACGGTTTGCTTCAGTAGACTTACCACGTCCTCTGGTTCGCTTATGTCCACTAGTATCACCGAATCCTCCACATTCATACTTAATCTTCTTACCTTGGACTTCATGCCATTGAGGCTCACTCAGTTCTACATAGTTACGTACACTCTTGATGATGATCTTCTTAGGTAGCTTGTTATTATTCTTGAATCGGTACTGCACAATGTACCTCTTGAAGAGGAAGTCAAGGTCTACCTCATTGATAATCATGTTTCCTTTATCAAATTCCATTAGTTCTCCTTATATGGTTCATCTACCAGAGTTATCAACAACTGCCGTATAGACTCTGGTGCTTGCCAGAACCTACTATCTGGCAGACCTACTGTGCGTAGCCACTCCTTGAATATCTCCTTTACCTTATCAACTGCATCAGGGATAGGGTAAGGGTCAAGCATATTTTCCTTCAGCATTTCAGTTAGTGTTGGTGGTGTAAAGTATTTCTCGGCTGCTACATCCTCTGGTGTTCCCATATCACTCTCCTGCCAATGTATTCCTTAAATCTACAAGACCTTGATAGGATGGTTCAGGTAAGCTCATACCAAGAGCAGTAGTACCCATACCAGCTAAGGCACACTTCTTAACTATCTTAGCCTCAACTTCACTCTGCCTGTTGAACTCAAGTCTAACTATGATGTCTACTAGCTTACCTGTATCTTTGAAACCATCAGGTACTATCTCTCCAGAAGGCATACTCTCTGATTTATCACCTTTCTGGACAGTAATATATACATCTTTGGAATAGTGTGTCAGAACAAGATACTTCTGGTAGCTTTTGGCTGCATTGATAAGCTGTCTCATTCTAGCATTAGGATCAGCATACTCCACAGGTATAATGTTGGATCTAAATAGCTTGTCAGTCTCCTTCATACCAGCAGCAAGTTGAGTCTCTTGTAGTTCTTGTAGGTATCCTCTATGACAGATAGACCACAGTTCAGTAGCAGAATCAATCACTATAGTCTTAACTTTAGGATCACGACATGCTTTGACATACTCCACGAATATCTGTTGCCACAGTTCCTTGATACCAATGAGTCTCTTAGGAAACTTAACTGTTATCTTCTTACCTTCTTCCATAGGTAGAGGAGGTAGGTAAGTAGTAGTCTCTATCCCTTTGGTATCAAGTCTCCATGCTGCTCTATTGAATCCCCCAACATCAGTCTCAATATGGACAAGAGGTTTAGGATATGTTAGACCAAAGGTAGTCTTCCAACTTCCTTCATCACCCCACAAAACTATAACATGGGGAGGTAAATCATTTGTCATCTTTCCTCCTTCTTTAGGTCGGATGCTTTGAAATACTTTATAAGTCCAAAGTTGACATTTTTGGCTACAGTCCACTCACATTTGATAATGGGATAACTATGGATGTTTACTCCTGTATGGGGTTTTATTATCTCTAATACCTTAGCCCACGCATAATTGGGAGCATTCTTATGTCTATAATACTCTCCAATTTTAATATCTTTTATTTGGGTCATTAGTACCTCCTATTTCTATAGCATCACATACTATTGAATGTCTACAAGACCACTTAGATTTAAGAAGAGGACATTCCCAATCCTTACACCATACTTTAGGTATAGGTGCTAGTTTAGCATTAAGGCTATCCATAAGGACATTCCTTCTGTTGATTATTCTGTACCAATTATCTAATAGTTCTTCATCAGTAAACTTCAGTGTCTCAGCCCTAATCTTAGGGAATGGTGGCTTGTAGTCACCCATCATATAAAGGATAACAAGCTCGTATTCATTGATACCTCTAATATAACAGCCACCCATGATGTATTCAACCCATGTCTCAGTTAATGCTTCTTCAGCGTACCTCATGGATTTCCTAGTAGTCTTAATTTCAAAGTACTTATCATCCACCTTGAGCATGAAGTCAGGTGAATAAGTAATCCCATCCTTCTCAAACACAGGAGCTTCTGCTTCTTGTGGAGTCAGAACATCCTGTAGTCCGTAGCCTAGTGCAAACAACATAACCTCTTCTTCAGTAGGTTGTATATACTGAGTGAAGTCAAAGTATGCTCTGGTCAGGCAGTAGATGACAGTAGACAAATGAATACCTTGTCTCTGCTGCCTGATATTATACAGGTCAGCAAGGTGACTCAGGGCATATTGTTCCATTTCAGGATTGTGTAATCTTTCCATCTTTTATCCTGTAGTAGACTACTTCTCCAGCAGTCCTTACTGTATCGTCTATTGGTTTCAGTGCTATGATATGTCCATCATCACCCATAGCTGCATGTGCTCTCTCAAGTACCTCAATAGGGTCAGCACCATCCTTGATTCGTATCCAGACTAACTCAATCATCTACCAACCTCAATGTATCTAAGCTCTTCTCGGTGTCCGTTTCTTTGAATGTACAAAAGAAGTCCTGCTTCTTTATGGTAGTCACCATCATCTATAGAGACTTCAATGTTACCAGCTTCATATGATGGTGAGTTTACACATGATATGTATTCACATTGGACTTGATAAAATAACTCTTCTAGTGTCATAATAATGCTCCTATGGGTAGGTAAGGGCTGGTACTTATTTTCGGTGCGACCTTGACGATTCCAACTATGGTAGGATACGTCTTTACCTACTACCCTCACCTTTCCCACATTACCGAGTGGCTTATAGCCTATGCTACAGCGTGAAAGATACCATCAGCATCTTCTTCAAACTGTCCAGACTTGAGAGCATCAGTAATGAAAGTCTTACTGGTGATCTGTGCCTTGATATAACCAGCACCTTGAGCCTTCACTGTAGGATCTGTCATAGCAGCCCTATTGAACTCTACTCTAGTCTTACCATCCAGTAGACCAGCCAGTACATCCTCTACTGTACCAGTAGCAGCACTGACACCATCAACACCTAGAACTTCCCATGCATCTTTGATAACATTAGGTCGTTCATTCTCATTGATGGGATTACCATCATCGTCTACAGTAACCTGCCAGTTCTTGTCTTTGAAACCATAGTTATGTCCAGGTGTGTAGCCCATAGTAATCACCTTACCTACTGCATCTTTTATGTCTTCATCGTCAGTAAGATACTCAGCAAGTGACTCTGAGAAGACTCCCCAAGCAGAGTTTCTAAGGTTTGAATCTTTGATTAGAATCTCTGCTACCAGGAATGGATAAGGCTCTACAGCCTCTTCGACTTCAACATCAGTAAATTCAAGATGATTCTGGGTGACACTCCACTTATCCTCTTTATCGTAGCACCTATCAAGTATACCACTGAACTTAACCAGTGGATAACCTGATCGCTGTCCTGATTCTTGAAGTCCTCTGATTGTTACGTCTGCCATATTAGTTTTCCTCCTTCTTTTCTTCAATTACCTCTACATTTTGAATCTCTGCATCACCATAATCAGCCATGCTTTCCATTACCTCTTCCATGTTTGCATACATTGGATCAACTATGTAGGTAATTGTGTACTTGAGTTTCTGCATTTAATGTCCCCCCATTTTGGTTATTACTAGCACTGGAACCACCAATACTAGTAGGAATATGATGCCTGCTGTTACTTCAATACTACCCTCCTGTATTGTATATTATAAAGGATTTCTCCCTTCATGTCAACCCTCTGGGATAATAACCAACATTCCTGGCCCATCAATACGTTGTTCAGAACCAATACTTATGAATGTAAAACTACCAATAACACTAATACCACTTTCTCTTAGTGCTTCAAGCATAGCATCAGCACCAGCTTCATAGGTACTATGTTGTTCTAATTGTCCTGGTAATCCTATGAACCAAGGTAGATTGTCTGGATTGATTGGGTTCTTCCATCCTTCAGGTCGGTACATTATATCCTCCATAAATAGAAACAATAATATATATACATTATATAGTATACTGTCTATTTTCTATTTATTCTAGTTACTTAAAGGGTAATGTTAGAATCTTCACTAGTAGTATTGCAGGCCAAACAAAAGTACATATAATTAAATCTACATCTTCACGTAGGATTACACATACCTTATTGGCTACAATACAACCAATTCCATAATAGGCTATTGATGCTAGTACTATCTGCCAAACTTCCATTATTCTAACCCCCTTATACTAATCTGTCTCTCCTCTGGTTCATCAAAGGGTATGGAGTCTATCTTAGTTACCCTTGGATGTAAGGTCTGTCTACTCCAAGCTACCTCAAACCCAGGGAGATAATCCTCTGCATGTCTAGCATATGTGAAGTCACACCTGACTCTACTCTTCAGTCCACCAGGATCAAGCAGTTGTAGTCTCATTTCTGTGTCACACCATCCACCTAACCAGCTACTACCCAGTGACTCATGTCCCTTAGCATCAATGAGATCACCAGTAATAGTAAACACAGGTTGTCTTGAGTGGTGGAGTAGGATAACAGCAAGGTTAAATTTATTCTTAACCTTGTTAATGGCTTGAAGAAGACGACCTAACTCTTGTTGTTGAGAGATGTTACCAGTTACCATATTGAGAAGGTTATCTAAGATTAACACAACCTCCTCCTTAGGGTAGTGCATACGGACATTAGCTAGTATTCTGGATAGGATTTGTTCACCATATGTGGTATCAAGAGGTAAGTCATCAACAGTACGGAACAAGACATTAGTTCCAAACACAAGGTCTTCATGTGCCTTGAACTTCTTGATTCTCCTTTGGAATCTAGCCTTAGGAATCTCTATCTGGACATACACAGGTAAGACCTTCCTAGTCTTATAACCAAACCAATCCTTACCTTGAGCTAGACAGAAGGATAAATGAATAGCTGTGTTAGACTTCCATGCTTTAGGATCACCAAAGATAACAAAGGATGTGTTAGGTACTAGGATACCTCCTGATATAATATCATCATCCCTTGTTGGTGGTGTCCATAAGAGTAATTCATCGAGTGTATCAAACTCTTTAGGCATTACATTTCTTTAGTACCACGGTGGCTACCATGCTTGGGCTAAGACATGGTACAGGAAGTTGCAAGCCCTATCACCTTCACTCCCCCTACCACCGCAGTACTGCACTGTGCTGACACCATGTATTCACGGTGATGCAACAGTACATTATTATTATACCTGATTTGAAGCTAGTTGTCAAGTAGTCTTCTAAGATATTTTACTATGTAGGCATGCTCATCCTTAGCACCCTTTGTATATGAAATATAGTCTATGGAATGTATATGGCGTGTCTCAGTATATGAGGGTAAGTTCAATTCTATCCTTTCTATGTCATCAGCAACAGCAGCAAGGATTAGTTTGACTATACACAGTGCAGACTCACCATATTCATCATCTAGGATTTCTGTTATCCATTCCATCAGATTCACAGTCCCTCCATATTTAGTTCATTATCTTCTGCATCAAGGTCAACATCACCTGTCTCTTCTTCAGTACAGAACTGACATAACCCATTAGTATCTACTGCCAAGTGGTCTTCACCAAACAACAGTCCACATAAAGTACAATGTGGATGTTGTCTACTGAATGACTCCCAATCATCCATAGTTGTACTGAACTCACAGACAGGACATGTTCTTATTGCCATATTATATCTGCCTCACTGCAAAACCTATGTCTAGTTCTTTTAATGTAGCCTTTATGTCCTCAGATAGATTATCCCAAGCTTGTTCTGCAACCTGTTGTGTCTTATCTGCACCACTTGTATGAACATTCAGAACTATAGTACCATTGTTACCTTGAGTTCTCATGTCTTCATAATAAGACACAAACTGTCCAGCAGTATTAAGACTTGCTTGTAGAAGTTCTATGTGAAGTCGGAAGGGTAAAGATTCTAAGTATTCTTCCCCGCCACTTTGAATAAAAGATCCATCAGGATACAATCTACGAGTGACTGGCCCAATGTAACCCTTAATTGTTTCTAGGTAAAAGACTTGTTCTTTATATGGTTTCTCTATCACTCCAGTCCCACCTGACGGCGTAGCTGTTCCCAGCACAGCCGACACGCTATTTTCTTCTTCACTGGGTGAATCATTAAAGGATGATTTTCACATTGACTGTCTAGCCACTTCACTAACTTCTTCGCCTGTGCTTGGATTAATACCTTAGCTATGGAATTATTTTTCAAATGTGCTTGCCATAAAGCTTCTGACATTTCCTTTTTGTCAGTTCCCACTCAGCCATCATCCCTCTCTTATTCTCTTTCTCCACTTACTAACAGTACTTCTATCTACTCCAATATACATAGCCACATCATCAATAGAACCAGTAGCAACTAACTCTTGGATAGGTGTACTGTGCTTTAGTTCAATGAACATCATCCTGATAGTCTTCTTGAATGGTGTAGGTAGTTCATCAACACTAATAGGATTCTTAGTCCTTGGGGCAAGAACTACATTACGCTTCTTGAGTATCTTGTCCTTCAGATTCTTAGCCATTACACATCTATTTCAAATAGTACTTTGTCAGTCTTTGAGCCATCGTCAAAGTATCCATCAATTACTTGAACTTTACCCTTGAATCCTGAACTCCTTAGCCAAAGTAAAGATACTCTTAGGACTCTAGTAGTAGCTATGATCTCCTTGACCTCAGACACAACATAATCATTTACTTTAAGTTCCTCTGCCATCTTCTACCTCCTTTTCTCTGTTAATACTATATGAACACACATAATAGTGTACTCACAGTCTTCACAATCATTACCATACTTTAGGTCTATGAAACCTAAGCAGTCAGGATGATGTTCAAGGGAAGTCGTCATGTTCTACCTCTATCAGCACCATGACTTCCTCTTCAAACTCTAGTCCACAATCAGGACAGGTTACTGTTACAATTACTTCTGTTTCAACTTCCATTAACTTCCCCAGATAATTCCATGACATCTATTATAAGAGGATAAAGGTATTCGTTTCGCCACAATCCTATAGCTTTTTGTCGTGCTTCAAGTGGATCTTTAGTGTCAACTACAATCCTTTCTTGATTGACTTGTTCTATATAGACTGCATATCGTTTCATCATGCCATCCTTTCATCTGGTGCTTTAGTAGCCTGTACCCTTGCTATTTTTTCAAGAGAAGGTAGCTTGACATTACTATCAACTACCCTCTCAGGGAATGGATAGCTACCCTGCATAGGACACTTCCTCTGATGGACATATGTACCATCCTGTCTCTTTATAAGTGATGGAGTACCCTTGATACCTCCAGGCATACCACACTTAACACAACAGATAGGCTTATGTCCTGCTCTTTCTTGTCCTGTAAACTTATTCTTGTCTTTAATCATGATCCCCATCAGGTAGAATGATAGTCCTTGATATACTAACCACATCAGGTCGTCCTTTCACCCAGTACATCAGTTCTTCAATATGCTTCTGAGTATCAAGGATTGCATTGACACCTGAATGGTAGTCTGCATTATAGAGAATCTTTACTTCAACAAGTCTCACTTCTCTTCCACCAGTTCTTTATTAAAACATTCCTTACATCTAACAAATGCTGTTTTCCGTGAATTTTCTGTGTACCTTATAAGGTACACAGCCTCATTCTTGAAGTAGCGACCACAATTACAATGTAGTGTTTCATTGCCTATTAAATATAAGGTTATGTAGTTCATATCTCCTCCTAGTTCACACAAGGATTGAAGTCATCAGGGGGTAAAGCATCCTCTACCATCTTCCTAACCTGCTTCTTTTCCTCTATTTCATCAGCTACTTCTTGTCTCTCTGGTGTCATCTCATACTCAATACCATACTCCTTGAGTACATCAATCTTAGCTTGACAAGAAGTACAGTCACAGTTAGGAGTAATGATAGGCTCTAACACCTTCTTTACATACTCTGGTGACATGGTAGGAGCATCAGCACCTATACCATTCTGTCCTAGATAGTAACCGATCCTTAGTGTTGTTGCCATACTGTATAGCATGGCTGCTGGTACATCTAAGTAGTTCTCTAGGGTTATGGCAGCAATCACTGTCATCATTGATACATTTGTCTGTATCAACTTAGCATCCTCTTCTGGATTACATTCTATTAGATAGAGTATACCATTTACCCACTTAGTATGTTGTAATGAGTCTTCATAAGGTATGTCCATGTTACCTCCATATTAAGTGTTCTTGCCTATCCAAATACCTAAAGCAATAGCAAGAGCAAGACCAACTGCTGTCCATACACCAAGAGTTATTGGTATTATTACATCCATAATGTGTCCTCCGAGATGTCATTAGTATAGCAGATACAGTTGATGTTGTCAACCCTATCTCTTCAGTGACCACTTCTCTCTAGTCTTAGGGTGAGTATGATGTCTGACAGTATACCCCTGACCAATACAAGCATTGATAAACCTATCCATATCACCCTTAGTTGGCTTACCTGCTATGGGCTGGTGGGATACTCTTCTTCTTGCACTCATTACATATCCAGATATAGTGCCATACTGGTAGACCACGATACCATCTGTCTATCTTAGGTATCCTGTAAGGTGCATCACTACCACAAAAATGGCACAACATCATATCTCCTCCTAGTAAGATGCTATCAAGCCACCTGTGAACTTACCTGCTGGAACAAACCGCTTACTCTTAGTACCTGTAACTCTCTTGCCAGCACGTAGCACACCACCAAACCTAGACTTCTTAGTAAGAACAACGATGTAACCACCGTTAGGTTCAGCAAACTCTCTTGAACCACGTTGTTCATAACCTAAAACATTGACTAGCCACTTAGCATGACACTTAAAGGCGGACTCTGTAGAGTAGTGTACTTTGGGTTGTTCTTTTCTAAGGTGACTACTCAGGATAGCATCACTACCTTGACAATGTCCTATTGGTACACCACAAAGATAAGCTCTCATTTTATCTTCTCTCTAAGTAGTCTATCCACTTGTCATAGTCAAACTTATCATTCTCTTCTTCAAACCAATCCATCAACCCCTTGAGTAGTTCAGATCGGTCAATGTATGGACTGAGTGGGACATCAGCATCACGTATGATGTCTGCTACTCTCTTAAAGTCCTTCTTAGCTAGCATTACTCCTCCTTCGTGTAAGACTGCGTTAAGAATACGCTCTGTAATCAATATCTGAGAGAGTATTGACAGTACCTATACATCTGTATGGGTTACCAGAATCCAACCTAAGCCCCTCAGATGTAATTTGTATCTAACCTCCCCAGTGTAGAGATTATGAATACTGTCATTATACCCACAATCCCTACGGCTGGACTGACTAGCTCTTCTTGGCACGTCCCTTCACCCTATCCTTGACAATGCGCACATCAAAGTCACCATTGCCAAAGTCTCTTGACAACCACACACCCTCGACTAGCTTGAGTTCCTCTTCACTAAGGTTATCACAGACTTCATTGATAGCTCCTTCAATGGCATTACGGAAGCAATCTCTCAAGAATGATACTTGTTTGAGTGCTGCTTCCTTCTTAGCTTCTACTGCTGATCTCTCTGCCTTGCTGATCTCCCTTGACAGTTTGGATACTGTCTTCCAATCCTCTGTTGCCCTGGCAGTATCAAACTGTGCCTTGAGATCATCAACAGTACCAGTCTTGACTGCACCTAATGGTTGAGAACTAGGCTTAGTCTTAGGCTTGCCAGTCTTATTGATTAGAGTCTTAGTATCCTCATTCATCTTGTCTCACCTCCTCTCTAGTATATTATACCTCATAGGTTGCTCTTGTCAACCTTAATACCTTATTTACTCTATTTAATTCTATTTCTTTACGCCTATCAATGTCGTGTTACTTAACTCCTGTTAACTTCACTTACTCTGGACACTAGTGGAACTAATGCCTAGTACAAGCTAAGTTAATTAAATGACATCTGGATTCTTAACATCCACCACATTGGGATGTAGTACATCCAGTCTTCGTTACGCTCACCACACAGTACAATCCATCCTAAGTATACGTGGATCATGTTACCTCCTTTGCTAACCACTCTTGAGCTAGTGAACAGAGACCAGGTGTGCTCACTAACTCGGGACTGACTAGCTACTATTTAGTTTTACCTGTGTTGATGCGCTTTATTGGTTTAGGTTCTTTCTTTGGTCTTTGGTTACAACTTGTACAGGTTCCTAAATAGGGTGTGTGGAATGTAAACTTGCCACACTTTGAGCAGCTTTTCCACTTCATTTTCTTGTAATGAGATAGCCTACGATAACCTCATGTTCTGTGTCGAGACAGTGCTTGCGTGCTGCTGCTTCGACAAAGTTACCATTGGGTGCTTCGTACAACCACTCACTACACGAGGGACAGTAGGCTTGCCAAGTGATTTTACCCTGATCGTTGGTTGCTACTTGTGTTTCCATCTCTCCTCCCTTCTACCTATAAGTGTACTCTCATTGATTCAAAAGCACAATACTCTTAACTTACCTTTACTTACAAGTTTTTAGTGTCCCAACTCTTGACAGTGCAGTGTTAACCAGCAGGAGCCTCGTATAAGACATGATTAGTAGGGGGTACGGGTAGAGTTGTTTGCAGTGTATAATATCTTCCTGATCTGTCAGTCTGAAATTCTCAAATCTGGAAAACTCTAGGGGAACAGATGTTCTATGAACTTATAAGCGTAACACTTGGATCTTTTAGATCATAATGTGCATCTGTTATACTAAGATACAAGTCTGTTGGGGGATCAGATAATTGCTGTAATATCCTTAAGTCTTCGACAATTTCCAAAAAGTACTTTACAGCATCATCAATATTATCCCAACATTGTTCCATTGGTATGTATACCTTTTGCATGATACCTCCTTATTTTTCCTTAAATGTAAACGGTACAGGATGGAAACCTGTCCTTGGACATAGTTTCTTACAGAAAGGACACCTAGCCTTAGTCTTGAGATTACCAACAGGTGCTCTTGTTGTAAAGATAATTCTACAGCGTTCTTTACATACAAAGTCATAGAATGGCATTATCCATATCTCTCATCTTCTTCTTTACTGGTGTTCCAGAAGATGTGACCTAACAGTACTCCAAGTAGTAGTGTCCCAAACATCCAGGCTATAGGATGTCTCTTGTAACTATCCCTCAGGATAAATGTCCAGGATCTATCACCAGCATGTCTCCATACTTGTTTGTATAACTTAGTCCCAAGGTGTTCATCCATAATTGTTTATTTCCTAAATATATACCATGCCATGAATAATCCTGTACATACACCAAAGAAAAACACTAAACCTAACATGACTTCTCCTTATCCATAATGAATCACTTGCCCTAAGATTATTGCACACAGGACAATACCAATACAACAGTTTAGTTTCCATACCCAGAACTCAGAAGAGAAGGATCTGGGTACATGGAGTACATGACCAAGAAGAATAGCAATTATCCAGAACATAGCTATATCTTCAGCACTACCTCTATTGAATATCTTAACAATCTGGGTTACTGCTCCGATATGAACCAAGGCAGTACCTAAGAGGTAAGAAGCATTCAGACGATCCTCATGATTATGATTCATGTTTCCAGTCCTCACCATTCCATATCTTGTTGTATCTTTTTTTCATTACAAAGGCAAGCCAGAGTTCTTCATATGAAGCCCCCCAATTAACTATGCCACGTGGCAGTGAATCGTGTAATCTTTCATTCAATATAAAAGGTGCACAGCCAATAAAATCATTACCCAGACTGGGCATCATCATCTCCTGTAGCTGGTCTTGCCGAGGGAGCCATGTGGTAAACTGCCCCAAGCCGTAAGAACCTGCATCATTATGCACACTCACGCATGGTCCCAGTGGGCAGTCGGCAGCATAAAAGTCACCTGCCTCCCACTTATCAAACGGCGGTTCAATAGGCCGCAACCGTTGTATCTCCTCTGCCTTCTCGCACATTTTTATGTATTGTTCTGAAGTATCCATTATTTCCTCCACTTCTGTATCAGCAACACTATCCACAAAGTAGCATTAACCCCTACTGCTATAGCTGCAAGGTACAGACCTAGTGTTGCAAAGGTCATACAGTATAGTAACAGTATAACACCAGTTAGTGCTGATGTCAACCTTGTAGGCTTCTCTTTAGCCAGTATGGTAGGGATTAGTGCTGCACCTAGTATGAAGTTACCTACCATGAATAGTATATCTTGCCACATTATTCTTCCTCGTTTTCCTTTTGTAACCTAATCCATTCCTTTGCTATTATATCAACAGCATCTTGGTCTATAAGGATTTCTTGACCACCACTAAGTTCAATGGTGAAATCTTGTATAATTCCAAAATGACCAATTCGTCTTATCTTGCCCCGCAAAAGACATTTACCTGAGCTACTAAAGATATTAATATAGATTCTGCTGTCTTTCATGATTCCTCCTTATAACTCTCCTAATATAGTATCAGCTAATCCCTTTCTTCTAAGTATCTTCATCATCTTATCAGATTCATCTACCTTCTGTGGTACATAATCCTTCAGAGCATCCATGTCTCCAGCATTCAATCTCTCAAGCAGTTCTCTAACCTTAGGCATCCTAACCATCCTGTCTTGATAAGCCCTCTTACCCTTCCTCTCTATCTCATTAGCATAGACCACAGCAGTAGAGTAATTATGTGGCTGCCATACAGCATTCTTACAGTGTTTACAGATAAATATCTCATAAGCTACTTCAACATAATGGTGGATGCAGTCTACCATCCTACTGGTACTCCACCCAGAGGCTTAATCTCTTCCTTCAAGTCTTCCAGCATTTCTCCTAAGTGTAGCATCTTCACTGGGTCTGTCTCTCTCTTTAACCTCTGGATTACAGAACCTCTACGTTTCAATAGACATATCCGTAACTCTCTTTGTTCAACAGTGATAGGCAGACTCTTCCTTCCCCTACTCTCTATTATAGGTCTCTTCTCCATCTCAGCTATCCCTTGTTCTACCCAACAGTTAGGATGCCAATAGAAGTTAAGAGTCCACTTACCACTTCTCCATAGCCTACCCTTGACCATAGGATTACCTTTAAGGATATGTTGTGGACAATACTTACACTTAGCTGTCTTACGACAGAGAGTTATCCAGATGTCCATAATTACTCATTACAGTCTGCCAAAACCTCTACACACACAGGTTCATTTGGTTCAAACCCACTAGCTACTACAGTCACTTCAAGTGGGCCTTTTCCATTAGGGGGTTGTTGGTTGTACCACCTTCTTACTTCTATTTCTACACAACCGTCCTCATCTGCAAAATAATCCCAACCCATCATTTATTCCTCCATTTTATTATCTCTATTATACAGGAAAGTGGAGGGTTTGTCAATAGAATAATAGAAATATAAATAACTACTACATAATGTATTATATATGTTTAATTCTATTTATCTTGACAGAAGAGACAAGATGTGTTATAATAATAATGTGGAAGAAACATCCTTAGTTAAACAAGACACAGAATCTATAGCCCAGAGCATAATCCCTTACCCTTATGATGATAACCGTGCGAAGTATCTAGGGTTAAGGTCAAGTGGGTTTACACCAAAGGAAGCAACTAAGTTACTAAGACTTACTGGTGCTGCTCTATCAACATGGAGAAGAAATCCAGAGTTTGTTGAATTGGAACGTAGACTTCCTGAGTTCCGTAGACAGTTAGCCTCAGAGTATTTGACAATAGAGTTCTACCGAGTATTCAGGCTGATTACTGAGAAGGATGTTAGGGTTGTTAAGAAGAGCCTGGAGACAGACAAGGAAGGTAACTCTATAGTTTTAAGCAAACAAGACCATTCATACCTTCTCAAGTTAAGGTCATTCTACACACCACAACAGATACAGGTCTTAGCTGTGATGGCTATGGGTGAGTCTGCTGAAGGCTTTAACTTTACAGACCTTATTAAAGAGATGGGTAGGAAAGGTGGTCTTAAAGTAACTGCAAGAAGAGAATCAGTAGAGGTGAGTGAGGTTGATTAGTGGCAAGGAGACTGAGGACAACAGCAAGGGTCAGGGCAGCAGCCAGAAGGAATATTAGAAAGGCTCAAGTAGTAAGATTCCGTATGAAGGAACCTCGTAGTCCAGGTAGGCGTAGAAGACAAAAGGTTAGGGGAAGTAGATAATGGAAATAGGTATAATAGGATCAGCATTAAGTCTTGGTGTCGGTGGTGTCTTAGCACTTGTTATATTCTTTATCTATCGTAAGGATAAGAATGCTACCGAGTCAAGACTTTCTGATATGATAGACCGTGAGATTAAATCTAGGGAGATGTATACTGAAGCTATTACAGAACTGACTACATTCTTGAAGCAAAAGAACGGTAAGTCATAATGAATCAAGAAGAAGCACTTGAGTTACTTCTTTCTGATCGCATATTGTTTATAGAAACTCTTATGCGGATAGGAGATAAAGAACGGAACTTAGTTCC